GGAGAAGACTCATTCCATCGTCGCCTGAAAAAAGAACTGGATGCAATATGACCATGATTGTCACTTTCACGGTTTTTGGTGAACCAGTACCGAAAGCAAGGCCACGGTTTACACGCCAAGGCCGTGCATACACTCCAACAAAGACTCGTGATTACGAGAAAGTGGTTGCTGATGCTGCAAGACAAGCAATGGGAAGCAGCGAAGCCTTGGAGACGCCTGTAAGCCTATTTATCCACGTTACCTTTGCCGTGCCTCAAAGTTATTCAAAAAAACGCCGTGAGGCCTGTTTAAATGGCTTTGAGAGGCATACAAAGAAGCCTGACTGCACGAATCTCGCCAAGGGAATAGAGGATGCAATGAACGGCATCGTTTACCGCGATGACTCACAGATTACAAGTTTGCACGTGACAAAGGTATGGGGCACTGAAAGTCTCGTGCAAATCATGGTCAAGGAAGAATTGCCGTGATATAATTTGCACATCACTCCCCGTGATGCTTTCTCCTTAGGTCACACGACGACCCTTAGACCATCATTGCGGTGGTCTTTTTTTTGTCTATAATGGTTTTACTTTGGGTTTCCAATGGGAAATATCATGACGACAGATAACAAAGTCGGTAGGCCAATGATTGAGTTGACTGATGCCGATTTCGAGAAAATTACCGAAATGGCAAAGATTTGCTGCACTCAAGATGAGATTTGCAGCATATTCGGATTCTCAGAAGACACGCTAGATCGAAGGCTAAAAGACAGAGGTTTTGCAAATTTTGCGGACTTCTATAAAAAATATGCAGGAATTGGTAAACAATCCCTCAGACGTATTCAATGGCAATCAGCTCAAGAAGGCTCGGTTCCCATGCAAATCTGGCTTGGCAAGCAATGGCTTGGACAGGCAGACAAAGCCCAAACAATCTCGACTCACACAGTAACGCAGTTTGAGGTTGTACCTGATGAAGATACGGGCGAAAGCTACTAACCCGCAATCCAAGCTGGTCAACAGTAAAGCCAAGTTCCCTGCAATGGTCGCAGGGTTTGGTGCTGGCAAGACTCATGCCCTGGTTCTGCGAACACTACGCCTGATCTTCAGCAATGGCGGTGATGTGGCTTATTACCTGCCAAACTACCCTTTGGTTAGAACAATTGCTTACCCTAGATTCCAAGAAGCACTAGATGATCTTGGGATTCCGTATGAATTGAACCGTTCTGAGCACGTTCTAAGGGTAAACAATAAGCAAATCATCTTCAGGACTATGGAAAACCCAGACACGATTGTGGGTTACGAGGTCGGGGATTCGATGGTTGACGAGTTGGACACGCTGCCAGCAAGCAAAGCATCAGAGGTCTGGAACAAGATCATTGCCCGTAACCGTCAGAAAAAGCCTGATGGGACGCAGAACACGGTTGCTGTTGGAACGACTCCAGAGGGATTTCGCTTTGTTTACGATAAGTGGTATAAAAATCCGACTGAGAGTTACGAGCTAATCCGCGCGCCAACATACTCAAACAAGCACCTTCCTGCTGGTTATGTTGACTCACTGAGAGAGACTTACCCGTCAAACCTGCTTAATGCCTACATTGAGGGTGAGTTCGTAAACCTTACGTCTGGAAGTGTTTACGTTAACTTTGACCGTGACCTGAATAAGTCATCGGTTACAGCAAACAACCACGAAACACTGCATATTGGGATGGACTTTAACGTCAACAACATGAGTGCTGCCATTCACGTTATGCGTGATGGAAAAGCCTTTGCAGTTGACGAAATCAGCAAGGTTCAAGACACTCCAGCGATTATCAAGATAATCAAATCTCGTTATCCTGAAAATCCAATAATCGTTTATCCTGACGCAAGTGGAGCATCAACAAGCTCAACAAATGCTGCTCAAAGTGACATCACACTGCTGAAAAACGCTGGTTTTACGATAAACGCACCGCAGGCAAACGGTCGTGTACGCGATAGGATTGCCGCTGTCAATATGGCACTTTGCAACAACGAGGGTCAAAGGTTATACTACGTCAACCTTGACAAGTGCCCAAACATTGCTCTAAGTCTTGAGCAACAAGCATACGACAAGAACGGTGAGCCTGATAAATCTAGCGGATTTGACCACATGAATGATGCTCTAGGATACTTTGTTGTCCGCAAGATGCCAATCAAGCGCAGGGTCGATTTTGCTCAACAGCCTGTAAGGTGGTCTTAATGAGTACCGAAATTACATACAAACACCCAGATTACGACGATAACGTAGATCGTTGGGAGTTTTTCTTGCGGTCTTACATGGGTGGTGAGGAGTACAAATCTGGCTCTTACCTGACCAAGTACGTCAACGAAGACAAAAACGAGTACGGTCGCCGCATTGACTTGACTCCTATTGACAACCACTGCCGCAACATCGTCCACATTTATTCCAGCTATCTGTGGCGCACACCGCCTGTGCGTAACTTCAACTCGCTTGATGGCAACCAGGCTCTTGAGTTGTTTACCAAAGATGCTGATCTGGATGGCCGTTCGTTTGATGCGTTCATGCGTGAGTGCCAAATCTGGGCATCCGTTTATGGTCACGTTTGGGTTATTTTGGATAAGCCAAAGTCAACCGCTGGCACACGCGCTGAAGAACTGGCTCAAGAAATTCGTCCTTACGTCAATCTGTTTACGCCTGAAAACGTATTCGATTGGAAGTGGGAGCGTGGTGTATCTGGTCGTTATCAGTTGATGATGCTGAAGGTACGTGAGTCCATTGTGCGTGATAACGCTACGGATTCGACGCAGTATTTCCGTGTTTGGACACCTGAAGAAATCAAGCTGTATGAGGTTAAGAACGATACGGAGAACATGGTCGAGGCAATGCCTAACCCTCTTGGCGTTATTCCTGCCGTATTTCTTCCTGCTAATCGCTCTGTTGTCCGTGGTATTGGTATCAGCGACCTTACTGATATTGCAACTATGCAACGGGCAATTTATCAAGAATTGTCTGAGGTCGAGCAACTCATCCGCATCAGCAACCATCCGACCCTTGTAAAGACAGCCGACACTGATGCTTCTGCTGGCGCAGGTTCTGTGGTGACGATGCCTGATGACTTGAACCCAAACCTCAAGCCGTATCAGATGCAGCCTTCTGGCTCTAACCTTGATGCCATTCACGCTTCCATCAAGTCTAAGGTTGAGGCAATCAACCGCATGGCTCACATGGGTGCTATCCGTGGCACACAAGCTGTCGAGGCTTCTGGCATTGCACTCCAGACTGAGTTCCAGTTGCTTAATGCTAAGTTGGCTGAAAAGGCTGACTTGCTTGAATTGGCTGAAGAACAACTTTGGGGATACTTCTGCAAGTGGCAGGCAGTCACTCCTGATGTCGAAGTGTTCTATCCTGATTCGTTTGATATTCGGGATTACCCTAAAGAGTTGGAGTTCTTGCAAGCGGTCAAGGCTGCTGGTGTACGTTCTCGCACACTGCAAGCGCAAGTCGATAAGCAGATTGCTGACTTGGTTTTGGATGATGAGCAACTGCAAGCCGCTTATACAGAGATTGACTCCAGCACTACGGTGATTGGTCAGTTCTGATGACACCTGAAGAGCAACACGCCAAACTTGTTGAAGCCTTAGGCGATTCGCACGAAAAGCGGATTGTTGAGGCTTTGGCTGCTTTAGAGGACAAGATAACCGCCATCCTGTCCAAAGCACCAATCAAGGATGGCAAGCTGTTCGATCTGGAATGGGCTATTGCCGCCCGTAAAGATATTCTCAAAGCAATCAATGATGAGTATCTAAGCACTGCCAATCAAAACGTCATCCAATACTCTGAGGCTGCTGAATCAACCACAAAGCTGATTAACCGATTTACTGACTTTGTTGGTGTGTCGCCTGAAGTTCTATCGGCTTTGAAGCGTCAGTCGTTCCTTGGCTTTGAGGATATTGGCAACACATTTCTGAATGAGATTGCCAATGAGGTATATCAAAACACTCTAACTGGTCGTCCTGTTATTGATTCAATCAAGACGGTGCGCCAGAAAATCAACGGTGTTTATGCCCAAGCCGATCAGGTAGAGATTCAGAAGTTGGTTGACATTGCCAATGCTGGCGGTGATGCTGCTGACGAGGCAATCAAGAAGCTCAAAGAGTTTTACGCTGCTGACAAGCTCGGCAATAACATGAGGCGTTATGCAACCCAGATGGTGCATGATGCCCTGATGCAGTTCGACGCATCCATTACTGTGCAGGCTGGCAAAGAAACTGGCGCAGACAAATGGAAGTATTACGGTTCGGTAATCCGTGATTCACGACCATTTTGCAAAGAACACGCTGGCAAGGTTTATACTGAGCAAGAGATTCGGGATATTTGGGCAAATACGGATTGGGCTGGTAAAGCACCAGGTGACCCATTTATTGTCCGAGGTGGCTACAATTGCCGCCATCATTTCAGGCCGTATTATTCGGAAGATTAACTTTTTTTCAACCACTCGAAAGAGGTGCTTACGTGAGCGACACCACGGAAGATCAAGTCCAAGATCAAAACACGGACAACCAAGCGACTAAAACCTTTACACAGGATGAGGTCAATCAAATCCTTGAGCAACGTCTAGCACGTGAGCGCAAGCGGTTTGAAAAACAGACAGACGGCATCGACCTTGATGCAGCCAAACGCGCTTTGGAAGAAAAACAAAACGCTGAATTGGAAGCTGCTAAACAGCGAGGCGAGTTTGAAAAGGTACTGAAAACCACGGTCGAAAAGAAAGACCAGACGATTCAGTCACTTACTCAGCGTCTGCACCAGATTCAAGTTGATGGCTCGTTGCTCAGTGCAGCATCAAGCCAAAATGCTGTTTCTCCTGAGCAAGTATCTGCCCTGCTGCGTTCCAACATTCGACTTAATGATGAAGGTAATGTAGAGGTACTTGATAAGGCTGGAGCAGTTCGTTACAATGACAAAGGCGAATTATTCTCAGTCAATGAGTTAATGAGCGAATTTCTTACGGCAAACCCGCATTTTGTCCGTGCTACCCCAGGTGGTGCAGGCAGTGGCGGTGCTGCTGGTGGCTCCACACAGAAGCCTACGTCTGTGGCTGCAATGCTTGATAACTGGGATAATGGAGGCCGTGAGGCTTTTGCTGCCAGTAAAAAGCGCAAATAAACCACATTCTTCTTTTCTTTTGGAGTAAATCATGGCCGCTACGACCACTTCCACCCTTGACGACCTGTTCGTTAATATCGTTGCTCAAGCCCGTTACACGGCTGAAGAGCAATCCCTGCTGCGTAACCTCGTGACCATCTACAACATTGACGCTCAACCAGGCGTTACTGTTCAGGTTCCGAAGTACCCCGCTATCACTGCTGCCGCCCTGACCGAAGGCACTGATATGTCCAGCACCGCTGTGTCCACCTCTAGCGTGAGCATCACCGTTGCTGAAGTTGGCGCACAAGTGCTGCTGACCGACATGGCTGCTTTTGGCAATGGCGACCCCGCTGCCGAGTTGGGCACTGTTCTTGGTAACGCTATCGCTACCAAGATGGACAAAGACATCATCGCTCTGTTCGATGGTTTCTCCACCAGCTTGGGTTCCACCACCACCGAACTGACCGCCGCTTACCTGTTCCAAGCCGCTGCCACCCTGCGCGCTAACAAGGTTCGTGGCCGTATCGTTGGTGTGTTCCACCCCTACCAGACCTATGCTCTGAAAGCTAACCTGACCAACACCTTCGCTAACCCGAACGGTGGCGACCTGCAAAACGAAGCTATGCGTAATGGCTACGTTGGCACTATCGCTGGTATCGACATCTACGAATCCGCTAACGTGACTGTTGACGGTTCCGGCGATGCCAAGGGTGCTATCTTCGCTCCTGAAGCTCTGGCTCTGGCCATGAAGCGTGACTTCCGCATCGAGCCTCAGCGTGACGCTTCCAACCGTGCTTGGGAACTGAACGCTACCGCCATTTACGGCGTTGGCGAACTGGACGACAGCTTCGGCGTTGAGATGTACTTCGACGCTGGCCTGTAATTAGCCGGTAAAATGCCCCTGCTCTCTAACCGGAGTGGGGGCTTTTTTGTAAGGACACATCATGGCATTTAGTACAGATACCAATCTGACGGACTTGGTTCCCGACATTTTGCAGTTGGGCATTGCGTCTTTTTCTGGATACCATGACGATGCTCAGGCTGACATCGAGCGTGACATTCGCATCAAATGGTGGTCAAAGACTGGCTACTCTGGTGAATTGGACACGACTTTGTTGACTGACAGCCAGTTTACAAAAGCGGCTTCTTACTTGGTGCTGTGGAAATACGCACTACCTCAACTCACGAACTGGGTTGGTGAAGATCGTTTCCAGACGATGATTGAGTTTTACAAGAGCCGTTACAGCGAAGAAATGGCATCCATTTATGCTGATGGCGTTGAGTACGACTACAACGAAGACTCGACTGTAAGCGAATCAGAGCGTTCAACTACGATCAATCGGTTGGTGCGATGAAGGTTGATATTCGTCTGGATACGAAGGAGCTTGAAAAGGCTCTGAATCGTACTAAGGACGAAATCCAAAAGCAGATACCTGTTGCGCTGATGAGAACGGCGCAGTTTGGTACACAGATCATCTTGGATAGGACAGAGAAAGGCAAGGGTATCAATGGCCCGTTTAAGCCATATTCTCCGTTCTATGCAAAAGCCAAGAACAAGGGATGGCCGAGGACTTTGACTAGGCCAGCCTTTGGTGGCGATGCTTCTGGTGTTGTGAATTTAATGGTTACTGGCAAAATGTTGTCCAGTATCCAGCAAAAGTTGGATGGTCAGAGTTCTGTAAAGATTTACTTTGCCCGTGCGACAGAGGCTAAGAAGGCGGCGTTTAACGATCAACGCAGGCCGTTTTTTGGCTTTAACGTATCTGAGAAACAACGATTGCAAACATTCTTTGGTAAGGCGTTCAAATGAGTAAGCGAGAATCAATTGCTGCAAACATTAAAACGACATTATCAAATGTTGCTCAGATCAAGTTTGTGACACGTGAGCCGTTTGACTTCACAAAGCTGTCAAATGCTCAATATCCTGCCGTGATGATTCAGACATCATCAGAAAGTCGTGAAGATGCGACGATTGGTGATTCTGCTACACGAGAAGGAACAATTGATTATTCGATTGCTGGTTACGTTAAGGGTTCCACACTGGACACAGCCCGAAACAACCTGGTTGAGTACATTGAAGAGGCTTTAGACGTAGATCGCACCCGTGGCGGCTACGCATTGGACACTCAAGTGGTGTCGGTTGAGACTGATGAAGGCTCAATTGACCCCGTTGGTGGGGTTCTCGTAACCGTGCGAGTTCTATATAATTTCACCCGTGGCAATGTTTAATTGCTAATTCCCGAAAGGAAAAATCATGGCTAACCATAAAGGTTCTGAGGGTACGGTTCACGTTGGCACGAACGCCATTGCTGAAATCCGTTCTTATTCTATTGACGAACGTGCTGATACCGTTGAGGACACCGTAATGGGTGATTCTTCTCGTACCTACAAAGCATCTTTGAAGTCGTTTAGCGGCTCTGTGGATGTGTATTGGGACGAGTCTGACACCAATGGTCAAGTTGCTCTGGCTGTTGGCGAAGAAGTGACGATCAAGTTCTACCCTGAAGGTGCTTCCACTGGCGACACCTACATGAGTGGCACTGCTATCGTGACTGGTAAGAACGTCACTGGTTCTTTTGACGGCATGGTGCAAGCCTCCATCACCGTCCAGGGTACTGGCGCATTGACTACTAGCACGGCCTCCTAATGAGCGTCATTGAACGTGCAAAGGCTCACTTCAAGTCACTGACCACCAAAACCATTGAGGTTCCTGAGTGGGGTGACAAGAGTGGGCCTCTCCTCATATACGTTGAGCCGTTCACACTGAAAGACAAGGCGAAGCTGCAAGCGGTTTCGCGTATGTCCGGCAGTGATGTCGATGCTCTGGTTGAGTTGATTATCCTGAAAGCACTCGATAAAAAGGGTGACAATCTTTTCACGATTGAGGATAAACACGCACTGCGTAATCTTGTCGATGCGAATGTGCTTGAGCGCATTTCTGGCGAGATCATGCGGGTGGACGTTGAGGCCGTTCAAAAAAACTAATTGAGACTCCTGAACGTCAGTTTTTGTTTTATCTGGCTGAGACGCTACATAAGACGATAACTGAGATTGAAGAGATGCCAGTTCAGGAGTTTATTGAATGGCAGGCTTGGTTTAAGCTAAAACAGGAGCGTCAGAATGGCAGCGCAAGACCTTAATATCAAGATCACAGCGTCCGACCAGACTGGCGCGGCGTTTAGCTCGGTACAACAGAAGATGGGAGGCATGGCCTCCAGTGTCGTTTCTGTAACCGGAAAGATTGGCGCACTCACGGCTGCGCTTGGCTCGATTGCTGCTGTCGGTGCAGCAGTCCGGTTTGTGTCAGAAATGACATCTCAAACCATCCGACTTGCTGATGCTCTTGATGAGTTATCTGCAAAAACCAACATCGGTGTCACTGAGCTATCGGCGCTGACAAACTCTGCTCAATTTGCAGGCATCAGCCAGGACGAACTTGCATCGTCCATCATGTATCTGCAAAAGTCCATTGGTGAGGCAGCCATTGGAACTAAAGAGCAAGCCACTGCGTTCAAGAATCTCGGCATTGAGATCAAGGACGTAAACGGCAATATCCGTCCGACGACAGACATTCTTACTGAAATTGCGGCTCGTCTTTCTCAAGTTGAAGATGGGGCAATCAAAACTCAATATCAGCTTGCGCTGTTTGGTCGTGCTGGTGGCAACCTCAATGAGTACCTAAATAAAGGTGGAGAAGGCATCCGTGACTTCTCTAACGTCATTAGTGAGGACGGTGCTAAAGCTGCGGCGGCGTTTAACGATAACTTGGATTGGATGGGGCAACGCATTCGTTCATGGTTGTCTGAGCATCATGGTTTCTTAGATTTCCTGAATCGCCAGTTTGAAGAAGTAAAACGGGTTGATAAAGAAATCAAGCAAATGGGGCGTGCTGGTGGTGGCCGTGGGTTTGTTAACCCAGAAATGGTAACGCCTGCAACAAATGGTGGAACACTGCCTGCGCTTACAACGTCTAACACTACTCAAGAACTGACAAACAAACTGTCAGCTTTGCGCGTTGAGTTGGACAAAATCACAATGGGCGAGGATGCTGCGCTTGTTGCTGAATTGAAACGTCTTGGCGCATCCAAAGAACAGATTGCAGCGATTGAAAAACAACTGCGTCTGAAGGCTCAACTCAAGAATCAGGACGAGGAACTGTTGCTGATTGGTCGTGAGTTTGACAAGCTGGAAGAAGATCGCAAGAAGAAACAGAAAGACCTTGCTGATGCTGGCAAGGCTTTGTACGACAGCACACGTACACCTCTCGAAAAATTCAACATCGAGATGGCCCGTCTTGATGACTTGCTTGCCAAAGGCGTTATCTCTTGGGATGTTTATTCGCGTGCTGTTCTTGATGCTGCTGACCAATTCGACCCACTTGCTGAAAAAGGCAAAGACACATTCCAAGAGTTGCGTGATGCAATGGCTGGATGGGGAAACGACTTTACAAACGTGATGGCCGATGCCGTTATGACTGGCAAATTCCAGTTCAATGACATGGCAAACAGCATCATCAAAGACTTGATTCGCATCCAAGTCCAGAAGTCCATCACTGACCCTCTCATCAAGATGGGCACAAGTTTCCTTGATGGAATTATCAGTGGAACACGAGCAACTGGTGGCCCTGTGACTGGTGGCAATTCTTACCTTGTTGGCGAGAATGGCCCTGAAATCTTCACACCAGGCATGAGTGGTGGCATTACGCCAAACAACGCGATCTCTGGTGGTGGCGTAACGGTTAATCAAGTAATCAACGTCACTACTGGCGTACAGCAAACCGTCCGTGCTGAGATCATGACTTTGATGCCACAGATTGCTGCAAGTGCCAAATCCGCTGTTGCAGACGCTAAACTGCGTGGTGGTTCATACGCTAACGCTCTGAGGTAATCATGATTACATACCCTGTGGCATTTCCAAGCATCGGCATTAAGTCGATGAACATCCGTGCTGTTTCGGTTGTCGGTGCAAGCCAATCACCTTTTACTGGTCAACAGCAAGTCTATAAGCATCAAGGCCAATGGTGGGAGGCTGAAATTACCCTTCCTCCTATGAAGCGTGATGAAGCTGAACAGATTGCCGCTTTCCTGCTCAAGTTGAATGGTCGTTATGGCACTTTCACTTTGGGAGACCCTGCTAACACGGCTCCACGTGGTGTTGGAACAGGAACTCCTCTTGTAAACGGTGGTTCGCAGACTGGCGGTGAGTTGATTACCGATGGCTGGACAACAAGCACCACTGGAATCTTGAAGGCTGGTGACTGGATTCAGCTTGGCTCAGGTTCTGCAACACGACTGCACAAGGTATTGAACGATGTTTCTTCTGACAGTTCTGGTAATGCCACTCTTGATATTTGGCCTAATCTTCGTTCATCTCCTGCCGACAACGCGCAAATCACAGTGATTGCACCAAAAGGACAGTGGCGTTTATCGTCTAACGAGATTCAATATTCGATGGATGAGGCTTCCATTTACGGCATCACATTTGCCTGCGTGGAGGCTCTATGAGTCGCGCATTATCGTCCGGCGTACAAGACGCAATCGTTGAAAGTCAGGTTTCACAGATCATCCTGTTTGAAGGCGAATATGCCTCTGGCTGGATGCGTATTTGGTCTGGTTTCGGTGATTTGTCTTGGGGTTCTTACACTTGGTCTGGTGCTGGTACGCTGTTCTCCGTTTCTGCTGTTGAGGAAACCGCAGATACATCGGCAAAAGGCATCACTATCACACTGAGTGGCATACCTTCTGACATGATCTCACTTGTTTTGTCAGATATGCGTCAAGGTAAATCAGGCAAGGTTTATCTGGGATTCTTGGATTCAAGCGGCGACATTATTGTTGACCCGTACCAAGTTTTTGAAGGCAGATTGGACGTTCCAGCCTTACAAGAGGGTGCTGATTCTGCGACAATCTCTATAACCTATGAATCACGCCTGATTGACCTTCAGCGCACCCGTGAGAGCCGCTACACGAACGAAGATCAGCAGCGTGAGTACCCTGGTGACGTTGCTTTTGAGTTTGTGCCAAATCTGCAAGAGATTCAGATCAATTGGGGAAGGAACGACAGCAGCGGTAAGTCGAAACCAACAGCGTAAGGAATACCAATGGGCCTTTTAGGTGATCTTTTCAAAGTTGCCGTAGTTGCGGCGGCTGTCGCTACTGGCGTTGGTTTAGTTGCTGGAACTGTTACTGCTGCAACTGCTACCGCTTATTTTGCAACATCGGCATTAACCACATTCGTTCTTGGTGCTGCCTCATACGCACTGTCTAAAAAGCCTTCAGACGGCAATGCTTTGGGTAGTGGTGCATTGGCATCTACCCGTGATGCTTTGGCTCCTCATAAGGTCATTTATGGCCGTTCTCGCACTGGTGGCACGATTGTTTACCTTGAGTCCACAAGCGATAACAAGTATCTTCATTCCGTCTATGCTTTGGCAGGACATGAGATTGATGCCGTTGAAAAGGTTTACTTCAACGACGAAGAAGTAACCATCGGCGGTGACGGTGTTGTTTCTGGTGGCACTTACTCCGGTAAGGCTCGTGTTCAATTCAAATACGGCACAGCAGATCAAACTGCTTTCTCTGACCTTGTAAGCGCATCTGACAGCAACTGGACTACAAACCACCGTATGCGTGGCCGTGCAGCGGCTTATATCCGCTTTGAATACGACCAAGACGCATATCCAAATGGAGTTCCTAACGTCAGTTTCCTGATTCGTGGTAAGAAGGTCTATGACCCACGTTCTGACACTACGGTCTGGTCTAACAACCCTGCTTTGTGCGTTGCTGACTATCTGACAAACACTCAATATGGTTTGGGTGCTGATTACGACACAGAGATTGACGAGACTGCGCTTATTGCTGCTGCCGAGGGTTGCGACGATGATGTTGATTTGGCTGCTGGCGGTACAGAACACAAATACAGTCTTGATGGCTTCTTCCTGACAAGCTCAACGCCAGAGGAAATCATTAATCAAATGCTGACTGCTATGGCTGGCAAAGCCGTATGGAGTTCTGGCAAGTGGCGTATTTTGGCTGGAGAATACTACACGCCAACACTGACGTTTGACGAAGATGACCTACGCGCTGGATTTACGGTTCAAACGCTTGTTTCTCGCCGTGAGAACTTCAACTCGGTTAAGGGCGTATTTGTTTCGTCTGACAACAACTACATCTCTACTGACTTCCCGTCTATTACATCGGCAACTTATGTCGCTGAAGATGGTGGCGAAGAAGTATTCAAGAACATCAGTCTGCCATTCACCACATCGGCAACGATGGCTCAACGCTTGGCAAAGATTGAGCTTCTACGTGCCCGTCAGCAGATCACTCTGACATTGCCTCTAAAGTTGCAAGGCTTGAAGGCTAACGTTGGCGATATTGTCCAGATCAACAACACCCGTTTGGGATGGTCTGCAAAACCGTTTGAAGTCGTGTCCATGAATATGTCTATGGGCGAGACTTTGGGTGTTGACCTTGAGTTGCGTGAAATTAGCACTGATGTGTTTGATTGGTCAACCGATGAAGAACAGACGTTTGACCCTGCGCCGAACACAAACCTTCCAAATGCGTTCCAGGTTGCACCGCCTACCGATCTGACGATTGAGGCGACAAACATTCCTACGCCTGATGGCGGTATTCAGTCTTCATTGCTTGTGACATGGACACCGCCTGCAAACGCTTTTGTTTATCAGTACGAAGTTCAATATATCCGTGGCGCGTCTAACTTTGACTATGGCACGATTACTGCAAGCGCAACTGATTCAGCTAACTATGGATTGATTACAGACTCTGTTGATACAGAAGCTGATTACGGTGTAATTACAGATTCGACAACATCTGGCGAGACTAACTACAACTCGATCATCGTAACTCAGCCATATTACGTTATTCCAAACGCTGTGGCTGGCGTTGAGTATGCTGTTCGGGTTCGTTCGATCAACACTTTGGGTGTTCGCTCCGCTTTTGTGACTTCTAACGAAATCACTTATGGCGACCAGACTGCTCCAAATGCACCATCTAACGTAACTGCAACTGGCGGGTACAAACAGATTGTGTTGAGTTGGATTAACCCGACAGTATCTGACTTTGACTTTGTTGAGGTTTACCGAAACACAACAAACAATTCTGGCACATCGACAAAGATTGGCGTTCTGCGTGGCTCCACATACGTTGACGGGCCTTTGGGCATTAACGTAAGCCGTTATTACTGGCTTAAGGCTGTTGACCGCACTGGCAACGTATCTGACTTTTCTGATGGCGTAAGCGCAACAACTCAATTCGTTGACTCTGACTCATTCAGTACAGAGGTCATGAATCTGTTTGCAGAGGCTGGTGCTTACGGTATTGAGCCTGTATCTACGCTGCCTTCTGTTGGTGACTTTGACGGTCAGATCAAGTTTGACACTACAAACGTCAAGCTGTGGCGGTGGGATGCTGCAAACGAGGAATGGTCTGACGACATCTTCTCGATCACTTCAGGCTCTGTAAACGCCGAATCGTTTGCCACTGGTATTGAGCCTGTATCCATTGTTTCAGAGCTTCCAAGCCCTACCGGATACACAGGGCCAAAGATCGTATTCCTGACAACGGACAACAAGATTTATCGGTATGACGGTGCTGCATGGTCAACATCTGTAGCCGCTGCTGATATTTCAGGCACTCTGTCCACATCAAACTTCAGTCAAAGCGTCCGTCCTGTTGAGGTTGTTTCTGCACTTCCGTCATCTGGTAACTTCCAAGGCCGCACTGTTGTACTGACAAGCGATAACAAGATTTATCGCTACACTGGTACAGCCTGGACTGCTGCTGTTGCTACTGGTGACTTGTCTGGGACTATCTCTGCCGGACAGATTGCTGCTGGTGCGATTACCGCTGGAAAGATCGCCTCTGACGCTGTAACGGCTGGAACGATTGCCGCTGGTGCTGTTGGTGCTGACCAGATCGCTGCAAACGCTATCACGGCAGGTAAGATTGCCGCAGGCGCTATTAGTTCTGACCAGTTGGCATCAAACTCTGTGATTGCAGACAAGATTGCTTCCGGTGCTATCACTGCCGACAAGATCGTTGCAAACACAATCACTGGTGGTTTGCTTGCTACATCTGGAATCATCACATCGGCTGCTCAAATCAACGATGCTGTAATCACAAACGCAAAGATTCAGAACGGTGCTATCACCACTGCAAAGATTGAAGACGCAGCCATCACCGCCGCAAAGATTCAAAGTATCTCACTTGTTGGTTCTGCAAACTTTGATGTTAAGACAGCAACAAGTGGCGCACGGATGGAAATGACAAACCGTGTGATTAAGGTCTATGACTCAAGCGGTGTTTTGCGCGTCAAGATTGGAGACTTGTCAGCATGAGCTACGGTTTCTCAATATATTCAGGCTCTGGGACGCTTGTTGAAACAATATCAAGCGATACTGCGCCTGGAGTGCTTGTAGATAGTTTTTATATTGTTTGGTCTAATGGATATTCAATCACAAAAAGTTATCCCGATTTCAAAGGAAGCGAACTTTTGGTCAGTATAGTTGGCAGTGGTTATTCTACTGGCATGACAATTTCTGTAAATAATTCAACAAAATCAGTAACAATAACTTGTTTTAAACCACTTGGCCCAACACCTATTGATGGAAATGTTCTGGTATTGGGGATATAAATGGCGCACGGAATAGATATTTACAACGACTCTGGAAAAATAATGTTTTCTTCTGAAAACAAAAGTTACAGACTAGAAAGCAAAAGAACAATAACAAGGACAATATTATCTGGCGATTCTGCTGTTATTGAGTTTACTGTAAGTAGCGTTACACAACCAATAGTATTTGTAAAACCGAATACAAGCTCAGATTATTCTGAAATTGAATATGTAACACATTCTGGAAACAGTTGGTCTTACAGGGTCAGCTTGACTTCAATTCAAGGTTATACGCCATCTCATACAACTGCAACTGTTTATATTTTTACTGCTGACCAAGTTGCTGCTACTGGTTATGGAGTAAATATATATGATTCAAGTGGAAGTGTTACATTTAGCACGGCAAACAGAACACTAAAGATAAGCGGTTATATATTAAGCCCAGATTATTCTGGGTATGATGAACCAGGTACAGCAACAATTACTGGGACTATACCAACAAATTATGCTCATAGTGCAGCAGGTCTTGGGATATTGATGATGTATCTTGGTGGGCCTGTTTGGGGGATATTTAACATTGGTGCAGTTAAGGCAAGCTCAACAACAGTTTCATTTGGCCCTGCGCGACCATTGATACAAGCACCAGATTTAAACAACTATATGTCATTTACTGGCAATAGTTACATCATGTTCATTGATACATCACTTTACGATTGATGCCATCTAGCGCAAAACCTATAATCCACCAAGAGGTGAACACATGACTACTGCTGTCCAACATCGTCGCGGCACAACCGCAGAACACGCAACATTTACGGGTCTTGAGGGTGAGGTCACGATTGACACCACTAAAGACACTGCTGTCATTCATGATGGCTCATTGGCCGGTGGTTATCCGCTTGCCAAAGAGAATTTGGCTAACGTAAGCCCGTCTGGATTGCCAACGATTGATGGCGCATCTACCGCTTCTGATGACAAGTTCTTTATCTACGATCAAAGCGCAACAACGCTGAAATCCATCACCCGTGCTGAGCTGAACAACGCAATGGAAGCCGATGCTCTTGCGAACGTATCAATCACTGGTGGAACGATTAACGGCACGACAATTGGTGCAAGTACAGCATCAAGTGGTGCTTTCACTACGCTTACGGCATCGTCCACAGCCACGTTAAACACGCTTGCAAGCTCTGGCGCCACCCTGACAGGTGGCAGCATCAATAACATGGCTATCGGGGCTTCTACGGCCTCTAGCGGTGCTTTTACTACTCTGTCTGCATCTGGTGCTGTAACTCTTTCTGGCGGTACAGCCAACGGCGTGGCCTACCTCAACGGCTCCAAAGTCCTGACCACGGGGTCTGCGCTGACGTTTGATGGAACAACGTTTAATGTTGGCGGCAGGATTGGCTTTAGCGCCTTTAGCTCTGAAGTTGACAACTTCGCCTTATATGTCAGCAGCGCAACAAGTGCGACAACGCTGGCATCTTTCTCGACAAATCCGATTGCCTTCCGAGTCAACAACTCCGAACAAATGCGCCTGACCAGCACAGGTCTTGGTATTGGGACGAGTTCGCCTTCTTATAGACTTGATGCTGTTAGCGCATCTGGTGTTGCGGCTCAGATTACTTCAGGAACCGGCGGCGTATCAACGATATTTAAAAACTTGTCAAGTGGTACATCCATTGTCCAATTTACAGGAACAACGACAACAAATCCTGTTTCACTCGGTGCGTTTGGTGATGTTTTTATACTGAACACTAGCGGCTCCGAACGCCTCCGCATCGACTCCTCCGGCAACCTCGGCTTGGGGGTTACGCCGAGTGCTTGGGATTCTGCTCGCGCATTTCAGTTTGGCCCGTATGGAGGCTCACTGGCTGGCAGCACAGGCCAGTCCGGTATTTACCTTAACTCTAATGTCTATTACAGCAGCGGGGCTTGGAGATACGCAACAAACGGGACGGCTACTCAGTACAAGCAAAACGAAAACACTGCTTATGGCGGCCATTCATGGCTTACCGCCCCCTCCGGCACAGCAGGTAACGCTATTAGCTTCACTCAGGCGATGACGCTGGATGCGAGTGGGAATTTGCTGTTGGGAACGACGAGTAACACTTATGTTTCTAAACTTGTTCTTTATGGCGGCGCTTCAAGCAACACATTAGAGTGCGTTCACACTGGAACGGCAAATACTTACAACGTAATTTTTACTAATGGTAACGGTGTAGTTGGGTCTATTCAGACTTCAGGCTCCGCCACTTCTTACGTCACCTCTTCAGACTATCGCCTGAAAAACACCATTGCACCAATGACAGGTGCATTGGCAAAGGTGGCATTGCTCAAACCCTGCACATACAAGTGGAACGCTGATGGCTCTGACGGTGAAGGCTTTATTGCTCACGAACTTGCAGAGGTTGTGCCGCAGTGTGTCACTGGTGAGAAAGATGCTGTGGACGCTGATGGCAATCCAGTCTATCAAGGCATCGACACCAGCTTCTTGGTCGCCACACTGACAGCGGCAATTCAAGAGTTGAAGGCCGAGTTTGACGCATACAAAGCAACACATCCCTGAAAGGAAAAATCATGACTGCAACTATTAACTGGACTGTTTCGAGTCTTGAGCGCGATGTCGCTACTGGCTACGTAAATGTCGCACACTGGCAATGCACTGGCACTGACGGTGACTTCTCTGGCTCTGTCTATGCCTCTTGCGGCTTTGACGGTGAGCTGTCTATACCTTACGAATCTCTGACTGAAGCCACTGTGCTCGGTTGGGTGTGGCAGAAGGTTGATAAAGCAGCTACTGAGGCGGCTGTGGCTGCTCAGATTGAGGCTCAGAAGAATCCTGTGACGGCCTCTGGCACTCCTTGGTGAGTAAAACGGCAACGCCACCAGCCGATGATGGTGGCACATTGAAAGACTAAGATGGCAAATCAAAAAACCCCCATCGTTATTGACGGCGTTGAATATCAATTTGAGGACATGACTGACCAACAAAAAGTGCTGGTCAACCATGTTGCTGATCTTGACCGCAAACTTGGCTCTGCACGGTTTAACGTCGATCAAATGCAAGTTGGTCGTGACGCTTTTTTTGCCATGCTCAAGCAAGCATTGGTAAAATCCGAGGAAACCACGGAGCAGTAAATGTCACCAGAAGAACGCGCCCAACTGATTGCCGAAATCGCTGCTGCCATTGGTAACTCACGTTCTAATGAACTGACAGAGGAAGAACGCCAGTGGGTGCGTTTAGCCATTGCTGCTGAAGCACGTAAGATTAAATTCCGCGATGCAGTCATTGAAAAGACGTTGGCTGGCCTTGTGTGGGCTGGTGTTCTTGGCATAGGATATGTTTTCCTTGATTTTTTCCGCAACCACGGGTTAAAGGTGTGACATGGCTTACCAATTTGACGAACACCAGCATCTTGGGTCATTTTGCGACATTGCCCGTGGCTTTTACAACAACGTCACGCCTGTAAACATCTTTGGTTTTAACCGAACGATTGCAACATCGTTTGAAACCGTGATGAACGATGGTGGTGGGATATACACATTTCCTGCGTCTGCAATGACGATGGACTTGGTATCCTCTGCTGCCGATACTTGCATTGTTCGTCTTGTTGGCTTGGACACAGATTGGCTACCGATCAGCGAAGACATCACTTTGACCGGAACAACTCCAGTAACAACTACAAAGTCATTTTTGCGAATCAACTTTTGTTATGTTGTCTCTGGAACGCAAAGCGGTAATGTAACTGTCAGCAAGAGTGGTACGACATACGCTTACATTGAAGCTGAAACAGGATATGCTCAGGCTGGCATTTATTCAACTGGCGCAAACGAATCGCTGTATATCACTTCTGTTAGCTTCTTGTCAGGCACTGTTAACTCAAACAAATACTTGACTGGTCGCGTCTATAAAAAGACATTTGGAAGCGCAATCATGCGATTCTGGCAAGCGACTTGGGCTGTTGGTCAGGTTAACTACTCTGTTCCAGTGCCTTTCAAGATTGAGCCGAAGACGGATTTTGCTTTTGAAGCCAAGTCATCTAGCTCAGAAAACGAAATCTCTGTTTACGTCAACGCTTATTCTGTAAGCAATGAGTGATTTTGTCCTTGCCTTCATTGCTGCTGCACTTGTTGTAGTGATGTCGGTTTGGACAATCAAAATAGTGCTGGAGGTGTTATGCGTAAGCTGCTGATTACTCTCCTGATACCTACGGCATTTGCTCAACCCATTGAAACGATCTCAAACGTCACTACAACGGGTTCAATGACCACAACGGTGCGTAGCCCTCCACCGTCTGCAATATCGCCTCAAATCGGCTCTGCTGCCACTTCTGACCTGTGTACGGTTGGAGTTGCTGGCGCAGTGCAAACCCAGATTCTTGGTATCTCTGCTGGTACGGTATTCACTGAAGAAAACTGTATCCGCCTGAAGAACGCCAAAACGCTTTATGACATGGGCATGAAGGTAGCGGCTGTCTCTGTGATGTGTCAAGACAAAAACGTCTTTGATGCCATGATGAACGCTGGCACACCTTGTCCTTACGATGGGATGATCGGGCCTGAAGCCAAACTCGCTTGGAAGGCCAATTCCAAAGAAAAACCAGAAGTGAAGAAAGATGCTGAAAAGACTACGTTCGGCATTGGCTCTGTCCTTGGCGCTTTGGGCCTGCTCTTCTTACTCTGAGTACGTCTACGGTGTCACTGGCAATGCTGCTTATGGTGGCTTGTCATGGGATATGTCAATCCTGCCAAAAGAATCAGGTCTATCCGTTAACGGTGTGATCTACCAATACACGCCTGTCAAAAATCCGACAGACGCAATGCTTGTCCACGTGCAAAACCTAAACGCCAAAGGCAACGGATACATATTCCGTGAGACTGATGACTGGACTGGTAGACCTGCAACACCGATCAGTAAAGTGATTCCTGTGGACAACATACCGATTCAATACTGGGGTCGTGGCTCAATTGACGTTGAAGGCCAAGGCTCCGTCAAAGATGCAAAGGTAGCGTATTCATACAGAATAGACCCGTGCTTTGAACCAGTACCAGGCTGTCCGAACTACGTGCCAAAGATTCCAGAGATTCAGGTCTACTCAGCACTTGATGACGATGCTGTAAAAATCTCCAAGCAAAAGACAGAGCAAGAGTACAAAGAAACAAAGCTCAAAGAAGCCAAAGAAACCAAAATCCAAGTAGCCAAAGATGCTGAGGCTGTTGGTCAATCTCAACTGTTGCAGTCGTTGAATGGCATCACTAACTTAACCGCTTATTACTCACTTTCATTGAATGGAGGTGTGTATCGTGAGACTATTTCACTCAAAGACACTAAAATCCCTGAAAACCGTTCTGGTTTACGTAATGGCTTGGCGCAGCAAATACTGCACGACAAGATGGTCAATCAACAATATGTGAGGTAAACATGAAGTACGTTATTCTTGCTGCCCTGTTTGCAGCCACCTGTCATGCAGAGGAAGTTCCGATTATTGGTAACGTCCAATCAAAGTGCGTCATTACAACGGATACGGCTGGCGTTTATGGCAACCCGACTGCTGACAAATTAAGCACACTGCCTGCTGATGGCGGTGTTGTTCCTGTTGTCCGATATGACGTATCTCTCGCTGGTGCGTACAAGGCTCGGATTACTACGCCTTCATCATTCTCCACAAGCCCGTCGCTGAATGACACTGTTGTCTGGACTGGTGACACATCTGTCAAGACGGTAAGCGATGCTGCAATGTCAACTTATGAAACCAGCAAAGTCACCTACAACAATACAACTGAGTTCAACTTACTGGTTGCTGGCTCTACTTGGTTCAAGAGTTCGTCAACGGCTAAATACGGCTATGGCAAAGCATTTCCTGGTGGCACATATCGCGCAGTGGTTCAAGCCGAATGTATCGCAAACTGATTCTCGCGCTGGCGATAACAACCGCCCAAGCTCATGAAATGACTCCGGCTTATCCTAAGCTGCAAACGTCTCATGTTGCTGGCGTGCAAAAGGTATCTCTGGAAATGTTCAATCGCAGAAGCGATGTTGAGTATTACGAGATTGGCGTTTTTACTAAAGACTTCAAGCCGATTCATTTTGTCACTCAGTACAGCATCATTAACCTGAAGTATCTCGGTCGGATAAAACTTGATGTTTACATCCGTGATGAGGACGTTAAAGACGCTGTTTATGTCTGTTCACAATCAAAGCTCAGGAGTGATGCGGACAAAGGTGCGTCCGTGTCATCAAAGATATGCTCAAAGCTGTCGCACTGATGTTTGTATGTACTGGCGCACTGGCTCAAAACTCACTGAGCCTGCAAATGCCTTATGGGTACTCAAATTATCAGTCTGACAAGTTCCGTGCTGGCGATCTTGATTGCTCTAATGCAATCGGTGGCGAGACAAACGTTGAGTTTGGTGTAACAGGGATTGTCAACAATGCAAACAGTGTTTTTTCGTCTGCTGACCCTAACCAGCCACGGTCGAAGGATATTGGCGTTTATGCGCGAATCATTGTGCCGTTTGGCAATGTACCAGAGCGAATCAACTGCAATTCTCTGTATCAGCTTGAGTTGACCAAAAAGCGAATTGAGGTTGAGAAACTTGAGGCAGAGCTAAAAGCACTGAAGAACCTCCAAGTTGGCAAGAAATTCGAGAACTGATATGGACGTTGACGAGCAATTAGAAAATCTGGAAAACAAGCAATTTAACGTGCTTGGACTCAAGATGACACCTGCGGTCATCGGTGCAATATTGGCCGCCTTATCGACCGTTATAGGCGGTTTGTACGGTGGTTTCGTGCTGTACCAAAAGATTGAAGAGGTCGCTGGCCTTGATCTTGGCGAATACCAGCAAAAGATGGAAGTGATGGACGCCAAGGTTGAGGAATCGCTGAAGTACGCAAAAGACATCAAGGATGGACTGAGAAGCGACATCATGCGCCTGGAGCGTAGTGTTGAGCGAAACACCGAAAAGACTGATCGGCAAGAGGAAAAAGTCCGGTCTATGTTGGACAGTGCTGATGCGAGATTTGAGTCTCGTCGTGAGCAACTGCGTCAGTCCCAAAAGGCTGATATGAAGGAGCTTGAGGACAGGCTAAACGCCAAAGTCCAAAGAGCGTTAGACAATCCACTTGCTAAATGAGGTAATCATGCTTTCCCTAATCTCAACCCTTGGCGGTCTGCTTATCAGCGGTCTGCCTAAACTATTGGACTTCTTCCAAGCCAAATCAGACCAAAAGCACGAACAGGAGCTGGCAAAGCTGGCAAATGAGCGTGACATCCAAATGGCTAAGGAAGGCTTTCTTGCTCAACAGAAGATTGAAGAGTTCCGCACCGAGCAGGTTGCAATGCAGACTCAAGCGCAAATGGCTGAAGCTGAAGCTGGAATGGTCAAAGGTGCACAAGACCACGACAAGGCAATTCTTGAGAAATCAAGCCGTTGGGTTGCTAACTACATCGGCACTGTGCGTCCGACTGTGACGTACCTGTTTATCTTTGAGTTGATCGGGATTAACGCTTGGATTGCGTGGTATGGCTGGACTCACCCAGGCATGATGCAGACGATGGATGATTTCATTCGGTTCACTGACATCATCTTTACGCCTGATGAAATGTCCATGCTTGGCGGCATTATCGGGTTCTGGTTTGGCTCTCGTGGCTGGCAGAAGAAATGAGAACATCCGACAAAGGCATCCATTTGATGCACCAGTTTGAGGGATACAGAGACAAGCCATACCTTTGTTCGGCCTCAATGTGGACGATCGGGTGGGGCCATGTCCTGTATCAAGACCAAATCAAGCTGCCTGTCGTTCGCAAGGAAGGCTACACTGGCCTTCTGCGTAACGAATACCAACTCAAGCCGGAGGACAACCGTGTCTGGTCGAAAGATGAACTGGTCGAAATTTTCAAGAATGACCTCGTATCTTTTGAACGTGGTGTTCTACGATTTGCTCCCAATCTCGATAGTCCTGAGCATCAATCAAAATTTGATGCCTGTGTTGCGTTTAGCTTCAATGTAGGACTTGGGAACTTCCAGCGATCTACCTGCCGCCAGAAGATTCTGCGTGGTGAATGGGAAGCTGCTGCCGACTCTTTGCTGGACTGGTCAAAAGCCGGAGGCAAGGTATTGAAAGGTCTCTTGCGGCGAAGGCAAGCCGAAAAAGACCTGTTTCTCAGTGGAACGGACTCCCACCAATCCAGTGAGTAAGCCCTGAAGCCTGCCTAACGGTGGGCTTTTCTACTTTGGTTTCCTTGCGTTCTTTGTGGCGCAACTTTGCCTCTGCGCTTGCAGCACGCTTGTACCACTTGTCTCCACGTTCATTAGCGGCAATCAGCATCTTAAAAGCGGACTTGTGGAACTTGCGAAGCTCCTTGATCTCTGCCTCCATTGCTTCCATTTTCTCTTTGTTTGTTGGCCATCGTGTGATGGTTTTGTCCAATCGGTCTTGCCAGTGTTGAATCACATTAACCCCGTAAAAAAGTTTGTTCGCCAGGTTGTGCCGTTGCAAATGTCATCCACTGTTCTACGTGCGATGCCGTAAATGCTTGCAAGCTCTTTTCGTGGAAGGCTGCTCAAGCGTATCTCATTTGCAATTTGTTGGTTTACCTTGTGGTTTTGCTTCAGTGTGTTTGCTGATGCAAGCCTGCGCGTGATTGTGCTTATTTTTGCGTTTGCTCTTTTGAGGTGCTCACGCTTTGTAAGCATGATGATGTGGCTTGGATTGACACACAGTTTGTCTCCGCACTGAGGTATGAGGTACTTACCTTGAGTATCTTTTCCCAGTTCTGCAAATAGCACTTTTCTGACGTTTTCATTTCTCCAGCTTCCATCCTCTTGTTTCATGTTAATTGCTGGTCTGCCACCAGTATTGCTACCAGTCCAGAGCCAGCAATTACCTTCCTCAACGATCATTGCTTTGATACGATCTTTTGTTGTTTTTCTGCTAGCAGCCATTTGTTTCCAAGGAAAATTACAGAACGAACCCATTTTCTCTGGTTATGTGGTGTGTTCCAAAGTTCACGGGCACGGCGACGAAGGTGTAGTGTTGTCATGATTGTTCAAATGTTTCTTTGCCTTCTTTTGTGAGGCCACGCCACATTGACCCTTTGACATTCATACTTGAACAGTGCATATCATCTGGGTAATGTTTTTCTCTTTGCGCTTCAAAAATTTCTGAACCGCACAGTCGCCATCCTTTTTTGTCAAAGTACGCAAATTTATTTCCAGAAGATGCGTTTGGCGTATGAACTTCATAAACACCACTGCGGAAAGGTTTGATGGTGTTAGGGAACCAAGGTGTTAAATTGCTCATGCTTACTCCTCTTTAACAAAGACACCGCTTGGCAATAGAGTGCCCTTCCTGTGCTTGATCTGCTCAAAAGCCGCTGTCAAACACTCGGTAAACGTAACTCCACGTTGAGCACAAATCATAAGAAGAGTCACTCCAGCATCACCAACAGCATCTGTTGTGGCCTCTTCATCACCTCTGTTAATCGCGTCAAGAAGCTCAACCACTTCCTCTGCCGTCTTGATTGCCTGACCTAGTGGTTTGCCGTGCTGGATGATGCCGCGAGCGTACCCCCACATCTCGATTTTGTTTTCAATGTCTGCAAATGTGCTCATGCTTTTTCTCCTGTTGCTTCAAATTCCAAATCTACTGACTCACTGTAAAAACCGTTTGACTCGCCAAGCCAGCGAACATCGACATATCCTTTGCGTGTGGCAAATTTATAGAACGTCCATGTATGCGAACCATAATCTTCTTCATAAACAATGTCTGCTGGAGTTTCGCCAGTTGACTCTTCTGCAAGCAAAAGCGGTTCACCGATCAAATCTTCAATATCGCCAGTGATGTCTTGAATTGCAACGTGCTCACAGCAGTCTTGATGATGAGTAAATCTGAAAACACCTTCAGCGCAGTAAAACATCAATTCAAATTCATCATGCTCAACATCTGTAAAAGTTACGCCGATCATGTCTGAAATCTTTGGCTTGTAACCGTACTTTGTTTTTTCAATCTTTTCCAGCAAGCTCATTTCAGTTCCTTTCGTCCGTCTGGATATACGAGTGTTTTACCTTGCAGGCTTGGCAGCTTGTATGCGTCCATGCAGCCTTGTCGTGTTGGGTGAGTCTTGAGTTCAGGGCAAAGATATTTGCCTTCCATCTTGTCCAAGCTCCAGGGTGTTGCTTTTGTTGTCATAAGATTTTCATTACCCTCTGGCCTCGACCAGAACGTCCTTTCCTTGTTTCACCTGAATATGTGATTAAACCTTTACGGAACAATCCCGAAAATCGTGCCGTGACTGACGAATAAGCCATGTGTGGCAAAGCGTCTTGCACTTGGTCACTGATGCAACCGTCTGGAAAGCCTTTAATCACCTCCAGAACGATCAACTCCATTGGGTTTGGGGCAATTGACTGTGCTGCTTCCACGGACGTTTGCGGAGCGTCTTTGCGGACAAATCTGCGCCAGAGCTTATTCAGGATAGTCATGCTTCTCTCGCTTTCAGCATGGCGTCGGCCATTGCATAGGCATACTCTGCTGCAATCTCGACCCGGCTGCCGATTGCCGTTCCTTGGGACTGCGCCAGCAATCCCTGCATTGCCTTGGCCGCAAAGTAGTCGCGCAGTGTCATGCCTACATGAATGTGTCTCAAGTTTTCTGAAGGTACGTCATACATCAAAGGAAACGCTGGCCCACCTGTTTGTTTGTTAGTCATAGTCACCCCCAAAGGAATTGCTCGTTATCGGCCAAAGCATCACCAAGCGCACTGGCAACATAGTTGCGAGCCACTTGATCTGCACTGTGATCGTTAAGCGTTTTAATCGCCAACTGAATCATGTTGCGGAGATGCTCTTTGCTTGGCATCTCGATGTCGTCTTCGTAGTCAAGGTCTGTCATTGCTTTCTCCTGTTGTTGATAGCTCAACTATACAACAGATTTCACACAAACAACATTACTTCTGTGCTTTTTCAATGTACTGTCGCAAAATAAACACAATCTGACTTGACAGGCTTCGATTCTGTGACGTTGCAACGAGCTTCAGTTCCTCGTGCAGTTTCTTGTCAATGCGAATAGTTGTAAATTTAGATTCGTTGCTCATAGTGTTTCCTTTGTTGGTGCTGGCTCCCAGTGTCAAGCCCTG